TCGCAGAGGTCGCAGCATAATGACCAAGGCGCGCCGCACAGCTGCACAGTCCCGCGACGTCGTCTACGATGCCCTGCTGCGCGCGGCGCGCGCCGGTGCCCGCTGTCCGACGAACCTCGCCTTGGCGGCGCTGCTTGGGGTGCGGTCCTCTTCGATCCCGCAGAAGGCCCTCGTCGATCTCATCGCGGCGAATAAGATCGTGGTGACCACGACGCCGTTCTCGCGTGAGATCTTCATCCCCGAGCTGGGCGCGACGATCCGCGCCAGCAAGGCTCCGGATGGCTCGTTGAGGGAAGCCGAGCGTGCTCACGCGATTGCGCGGGCCGAGCGCCGTGAACCCCTGCCCCCGGTGCTCGATCGCACCCCCTGTTTTCGCTGCGGAATCCGCGCCGACATCGGCTGCGATCATCAGTCCGCCTCGGCCCCCTACATCATCGACCTGGAGTTCGCGGCATGACGCGCACCTGTTCAGATTGCTCGACGCCCATCAGTCGAGACTCCAAGGGTCGGTGTCGGCCGTGCGCTATGCGAGAGGTTTCTTTGCGGCCCGAGGTCGCCAGAACGCGGCGCGACGGCCTCAATGCAAAACGCCAGGATCCTGATTTTGTCGAGCGGCATCGGGAATCCTGCCGGGTGGCAGCTGCGCGCATAATGGCTGATCCCGTCAAGGCCGCCGCTAAGCGCGAAGTCGGGCAGCGGACCGGGCGGCACAACTTCTGGCGTGAGGCTGATGAGGCATCGAAGGTGGCGGCGCGCGATGCAATTCGCCGCGCACGCCTGTCGTGGTGCCCAGAGCGGTACTGGGACTTGAACGCCAAGATGAAGGTCGGCGGCATGCCGCTCGCCGAGCGCAAGGCCGTCATCCTCGCCGAGATCGCGGGCACCCCTGAGAATGCCCACCGCGCCGTCCTCAACCACCAAGACGCCCAGCGCATCCGCCACGAGCGCGATGTCGCCCAGTCCTACTGATCAACCAAGGAGCATGACAATGACCGAAGAGCGTAACGAAGGCATGGGCGGTGGCCAAGTGGCTGCTGACGAACTACGGCTGCTGATCGAGCGCGCTGAGCGCCTCGAGGAAGAGAAGAAGGGCATCTCGGACGACATCAAGGACGTGTTCGCCGAGGCCAAGGGCCGCGGTTACGACCCCAAGGCGATCCGTAAGATCCTGTCAATCCGCAAGCTGAAGCGGGAAGAGTACCAGGAGCAGGAGGCGATCCTCGAGGTCTACCTTCAGTCGCTGGGGATGATCTGATGCACGCCCCAGCAATCAACGCGCTCTGCGCCGACGTGTACAACCGCACGACGGAAGCGGGATGGTGGACCAACCTCGCGACCGGCGAGCGCTTGGACCGGAATGTCGGCGAGCTTCTGTGCCTTGTGCATAGTGAGATCAGCGAGGCCATGGAGGGCCATCGCAAGGGCCTGATGGACGACAAGCTGCCGGATCGTCCTATGATCGAGGTCGAGCTGGCAGACGCCGTGATCCGGATAGCGGACCTTTGCGGCGCGCTTGGCTATGACCTTGGCGGCGCCATCGACGCGAAGCTGGCGTTCAACGCCACTCGCGAGGACCATAAGCTTGAAATCCGGCGCCAAGCCGGCGGCAAGGCGTACTAAGGTGCGGGGCCTGATCGCACGCATTTTCGCCGGTCGGGCCCCTGAGGCCCAGGCGCGCCTATCGGTCGAGGATCGCCTCGCGCGCCTCGACGCCGACATTGATCGCGGCATTGCCGATGCTCGCGCTCGACGGCTGGCTCGCCCGCCGCGTGCCGAGCACGAGCGCTTCAGCCGGGCCCGACCCAAGGTCGCCGAACTCAAGCACGCGATCGCCATGCAGCACGTGGAGCTCTGACGGTGGACAATAGCGACAAGCTCTTCATGATTATCATCGCGCTGTACGTAGTCTGGCAGCTTTGCCGAGTTGCGCGCGCTGTAGAGTCGATCAGCACCGAACTGCTGGCCCTCCGCACGATCGCCGAGCGGAGCCGCCGGTGACGCTCCTGACGGGCTTCGACCTTTGCCGCGCCGCGATGTGCGTCGAGGGCATCAGTGCGCCGGAGCAGAGCGTGCTGAACGTGCTCGCCATCATGGCGAATGACGAGGCTCGGTGCTGGCCTGGCATAAATGGCCCAACGGGGCTCACCGGTAAGACGAAGCTGTCCGAGCGTAGCGTTCAGCGTGCCGTGCAGGCGCTGAAAGATGCGGGCCATATTAACTGGCAGGATTTGCCCGGGCGTGGACGGATCTACCTCGTTCACCCCCGCCAGTCTGGCACCCCCGCCACAGTGACGCCCCGTCAGAGAGTCACCCCCGTCAGAGAGGCGCCAACCCCCGTCACTGTGGCACCCAAACTACCAAGAACCACCATACCCCCGAAGGTGGCGGGCAAGCCCGATGCTGCGGGCACGCTTGTTCCTCTCGACTTCACCCCGATCGTCAAACCGGACTCGATCACCGGCAAGGCCATGGCAGCTTGGCCGCCTGGTCTCGAAGCCGAGCAGGTCGAGCACTTCATCGACCGGCACACCACGCAAGGCACGAAGAGCCTCGATTGGCAGGCTTCGTGGAGAACCTGGGTCAAAAACTGGAAGAGCTTCAATGACAAACGAACTCACGACCGTCGACCAGCGTACCGCGGTAACGACCTCACCCCGATGGCAAGAGCCCTCGTTGAACGGGAGGCTGGCCGATCTGGTGCTTGGGACTGACCCCCTGCCGACCCGGCTGCCCGTGCTGACCGATGTTGAACTCGCGGACGCTGAGCAGGCTCTGGCCGTATACCGCGCCGCGCCTCGGACGAGCTCGCCGCGCGCCGTTGATCGCGTCATGGCAAAGCTGGTCGTCGCATATCCCGCCGCGCGGGTGTCGGTCGAAGAAGCCAGCGCCCGTCTCGACGTCTATGCCGAGCAGCTGAGCGATATTCCCGCGGACGTGCTGATGGCTGGCGCGATGGCCGCGGCGCGGACGATGAAGTTCTTCCCCTCGATCTCGGAGATCCGCGCTGCTGCGATGAATCAGCCCGCCCCCCCGCGGATCCAGCGGCAGTGGCGCCTCTCGCAGCTGATCGAGGCGCGCACGCGTCGCGGGGGTGATGATCCCGCTGCCGAGCGCTGCCGCCCGGAAGAAGCAGCTGAGATCGTCGCCGCGCTCGGCGGTCGCTTCGCAGCGGCTGCCGATCCAAGCCGACCAAAACCGCAGGGCGGAAACCCCGACCGCGGCGCGCGAATGCCGAGCCGCGAGGACTACGTGCGCATGTTCGGCGTGGATCCCGGCGACGCGACCGCTGGTGATCCCGAGCAGATGGCAGCGTGACAGTGTTAAGCGGACACCAATTGCCTTGCAGCCTCCGCGAGCAGTGCCGAACGCGTCAACCCGCGATCGGCAGCTGCTCCGTCAATCAAGCCAAGCGTGTTCTCATCGAATGTGAGATTGACGCGCTTTGTACGGCCTGCCGATACAATCGCCGGCAGCATGAGCGTGGTGTCCGCTTCCGCGAAATCATCAGCGTAGATTGGATCGGCTCGCAGATCTGCCAAACTTCGGCAAACTGGCATCTCGCCGCCGGCATCAAGAATAGCAGTAACGTGCATGGCCAATACCCTTCGGGCCAAAGCAACCGCCTCGTCAAAGTTTCGGGTTTCGGCAGACGCTGTGAACCCCGGAACATCCGGAGCGGTGAAATCAAAGCAGTCGTTTTCGTCAAATACAAAAGTCAAGTAATGGGTCATCTCAAAATACCCTCGTTATATCGAGATCAATGTCTCACGGATGGGTCGTTACAAATCGTCTTTGCAAGGCGTCTGGGCGTCGGGGATTTGGGGTGGCTAGCGCCACCCCGCCTCTCGATCGATCGCCCGTTTCAAACCCTTGCCCAAATCTTTGCGCGGGTGCGGAACGGTGATCAGCTTCACCACGTCCGAATGCTTGAAGGTCACATGGCTGGAGTTTCTGGAAACTTCGACCCAACCCTCTTTTTGCAAACGGCGGATGATCTTATCGCTGTCACCCATCAACGAACTCCTTTCTATGCGCATATAAGTAGACAGGCCAGCGTGTCCCGTCAAGATGCTGTGCGCATCAAAGTGTGTCGAAGGGTGTACGCGCCCGCTGCTTCATATCGCGTGCCTCCGGTCAAACAGGGAGTGCCCGGGACGCTTTGCAATTTTAACAATGAGGGTTGAGACGATGGGTCGGGCAGCAAAGGTAAGCACGAAGATCAAGCGGCAGCCGAAGACGCTGGCGCAGCGCATGGCCGAGGCCGTGACGGCTAAGGGAGAAGCGATCGGTGCCCCGGCGATTCAGATCGCGCGGGGCATGCACGCTATCGTAGACGTGCCGCTGCGGGATGCGGGCCGCGTCGTGACCGAGCACACGCTGATCAATCGAGGCGGTACGCCGGTCGCGCGCTGGAAGGCCGCCAAGCTGCTGTCCGATAGCCAGGTTGCTGCGATCGACCACTGCGAGGCGCTATGGTCCCGCCTGGGTGGCAAAGCCATGGTCATGGATCTGGCGCGCATCCCCGGCGCTGGACAGGGCAACGGGTGGGCAGAGCAGGAAGCTCTTGACGATCTAAAGCGGATCAAGGGCTATGTGCCTGGCAAGTATTGGTGCGTTTTCGAAAACGTGTGCCGCTTCGACCAGCCTGCCGGGACTGCAGGGTCGGACCTCGCGAACAACACGCGGTCAGCAATTGATGCAGCGCGGATCGTCGTCATGTTCGTGGCCGACATCGTCGCAATGAAAGAGCGGCTGGCTTGATTGATACCTCTTGACTGTTGCGCACCTATCAGTATGCATATCACCAGTTGTTAGAGCCGCGCCCGCGAGGGCTGCGGCTCTTGCTGTATGTGGAGGTCTAGATGGCTGCTCCGCATATGCGGCTCACCACCGCCGATCATGTCGAGGCTATCGGCATGCGCGTACTGCGCATCGCTGAAGACATGGCGAGTGGTTCCCGGCACCAGGGCCGCAGCGAGCGCTTGATAGAGCAAGCTGAGCAGGCGGCGATCGATCTCCGTGCCGCCGTTCGCGGGCGCTGATGGGCTGGTCTAAGGTCAGCCGCCATCAGCGCGGCTATGGCACTGCGCACGACAAGATGCGCGCTCACCTGCTTGCCACCGTCATCACATGCGAGGGCGAGTGCAAGGCCAAGGGTATCGAGACGCTTGGCACCATCGCCGACCACATCGTCCCGCTGTCACGTGGCGGCACCGGCGATCGCAGCAATTACCAGCTACTGTGCAAGCCATGCTCAGACGCCAAGACGCTCGCTGACAAGGGCGCCACGGCTCGCCCTGTAGGGGGCGTGGATCGTTCGGGTAGGCCTACAAGCGTGTCGCATCCATGGAACAGGGCACGCACATGATTGTGACTGACCTGCGATACCGTTCGCTCGCCGCGACGTCTCAGCAGCTTCTCAGCCCGGCGTTTTGTCGCGGCTTTAAGGACTGCCTTCGCCATCAGGTTGCATACGACCAGCACCATTACCCGATGGTTGCCAGCGGACGTGTTCGCTTCTCTCGCCGCCGCATCGACGAAAACACGCGGCTTCTCGTCGCGGAATGGCCGTCGAGGCGCGAGGTTAACGCACCAGCTGGAGAGTAAGTCCGGACCGGACTTAACCCACCCCCGGTCCAAAAGTCTGGGGCCGGCGCCAGCCCGTACCGACCACGTGGGGCGTGCGCACTGCGAGTAATTTTTGAGGGGGGAGGGTTTCGACCGGTCCGCCGCGGGAGGCCATATGGCCGAGGTGATTGAGATTGCTGGGGGTGACGGCGTTCCGCCGGAGCCGAACTGGCGCAGCATCTTCGGCCGGGCCGCGGACCGCGAGGCCGCATCGTCCTATTGGAAGAGCATCATCAGCGAGATGCGCGGCGCCGAAAAACTGGCGGTCGCCAACTCGCATGCAGTCATCCGACTGGTCGTCGCATACGTCACGTTCGATCAATCCGCGAAGGAGGTGGTCAAATCTGGCCCGGTGATCAAGGCCAAAAAGACCGGCGTCCCGACCTACAACCCATGGTGGACGACGATGTCGAACGCCGCGAGCCAGGCACAGGCGCTCGAGAAGGAGCTCTGCATCTCACCGCGCGAACGCGGCTCTGGCGCCAAGGTCGTCAAGAAACAGACCCGCACTACGGGTTCGGCGCGGTTCCTAAAACAGCGTGGCTAATCGTTTCCTCGCTGACCCTGACCCGACGACGGCATGGGCGAAGGCCGCGGTCGACGGGAAGCTGTTCACGGCTGGTGAACTCGTCCGCTATGCGGCCGAACGGCACCTGCGCGACATACGTGACGGTGAGCGGCGCGGCATTTACTGGCGACCGGATGCTGCGGGCCATGCCCTCGACTTCCTGCCGTCGGTTTTCCAGGTCACCGACGGGCCATCTGCTGGCCAGCCGTTCTACCCGCTCGAGTGGCACACATTCGTCATGGGCTCGCTGTTCGGCTGGCGCACTGCAACCGACCGCTGGCGGTTTCGATCAGGCTGGCTGGAAACCGGCAAAGGCCAAGCCAAGTCACCACTGATGGGTGCGATCGGCGTCTACATCATGGGCTGGTGCGATATTCAGCGTGCTCAGTGTTATGCCATCGGCGAGGACAAGAAGACCGCCAACGTCCTGTTCCGCGATGCCGCGGCCATGTGCCGCGCGACGATACCGGAGCATGACGAAGGCGAAAGCCTTGAAGGCCTCGGCGAGGTCGTCATCCGCGGCGAACTGGAGAACGCCTGGAAGATCGAGCATCCTGACAGCGGGTCGTTCTTTCAGCCGATCGCCAGCGGGGAAAGCCTTTCCGGTCCGCGACCGAACTATGTCGCGGGCGACGAGATCCACGAGCTCACCGATGAGAACGTGTTGCAGACGTGGAAGCGCGGCATCGACAAGGTCGCCGGTCACGCGCTGATGCTGATGGGCACGAACACGCCCGCCACGTCGCAGCATGTCGGCACGTCCTACTCGGACATGTACCAGCAGATCGCGAAGGGCGAGGCGCGCGACGACACAGCGTTCGCTTTCGTGGCACGGATCGACAAGGCCGACCGGGAGACGGTGTTCGAGAACGAGAAGGTCTGGCAGAAGTCGCTGCCGGCGCTCGGCGAGACCTTCCCGATCGAGAATATTCGCGAGACGGTTGCCTCCGCGCTGCTGCGGCCGTCGACCAAGT